TTTTTCTTTTTCTTTTTCTTTTTCTTTTTCTTTTTCTTTTTCTTTTTCCCCCAAGTCTATGTTTAGACTATCCAAGTCTTTATTTAGACTATTATTACTATTTTTATAGTCTATAGATACTGTATCGATAGGGTATCCATAGTCTATACATACTCTATATAAATAATCTTTATAGTTCTTACTTTTTATCTTTTCAATTTCTTTTAAAATGCAATTTCTTACTTTAGGAGATTTAGAAAAGTTATGTTTATGCCAGTTTTTTATAAGGATTTCTTTTGTTTCTTCGTTGTAACTTGTTTTTCCGTACTCTTCAAATCTTTTTAACAATTTCTGTACTGTTTCTCTGTTATATCCTGTTTGCATTTCTACAACCTTATAAGGTAGCTCATAGCATCCACATTGTGTTGTTCTAGAGTTGCTTAGAAGATATAAATAGAAATACTTTTCTTCTGGAGTTAAATCTAATACAAATCCATCTTCCCAAAAGTCTACTTGTATCGCTCTGTATTTTGCCATTAATCTTCACCTTCTTTACTTTTCTAGGAAGGGGATTGCTCCCCAACCTAGTTACATATCCATTACTTGTTGCCCTTCTATTTGTCCGTTATCCTCTTCTATAGGTTCTTCTGTATAATCCACATCTTGTACTGGTTCATAATCTGTTAGTAGTTGTAATAGCTCGTCCACTTCTTCAAACTTCAAATCTTTTAGGTCATATCCGTTGCTACTACAGAAATATTCAAGCTTTGATGTATCTTTAGCATCTTCATGGCTATATAATCCTTTTACTTCTGCCATTGCTAATAACTTTCTCTTTTGCTCACTTGTTGCTTTACCTATTACCACTTCTTTTTGTGGAAGTTTATCAGGTACATTTTTCATTTCACAGCTATCATATAATCCTTGTAAATCTTCTGGGAATGCCTCTCTTAAAGCAGTCACCATAGCGCATTTTCTCACCATTACACACGGCATCTGTTTCCAAGTTGCTTGTGATTTACTATATTCTTCTAAAGAAACCTCTGATCTAATTGGAAATTTCATATTTTTTACATATACCTCACACCAACCACCGATTAATTGTTCTTTTGGTGCTTTTAAGCTGCCTTCTCTGTATTTCATTTCTCCATTAGATAAAACTACTATTCCAGCTTTCATTCCTTCAAAGTTAGGATTTTTATAAGCTCTTTTTACGAATACATCTTTACCAGTAACTATTTGTGCTGGTTGAGTTCCAAATTTAATTAAGTATGCTTCGTTTATGAATGGATTAAGATGTTGAGCTTTGCATAACTCGATAAACATCAATGTTTCTTGGTCTGTTATGTCTCCGTTACCTCTTACAAGATAATTCTTAACTGTTTCTACGTTTAAAACTTGTCCACCTTCTAGAGTGCATTCTGCAAGTGCTAATGCACCATTTGTTCTTTGTACTGCTTTAGTCATTAAAATTCACCTTCCTTATTTATCTCTAACTCTTCTATATTAAGTCGTAAAGCATATAATAAACTGCTTTCGTAACTATCATGTTTTCTATTTCCTATTTGTTTTAATGTGTCTTTATAGTGTTCTTTAAATATATCTAATGTCATAAACTTTCTATTTCTTAGAGCAAATTCTGCTCCTTCTATAAATCCTAGTCTACCTTCTGGGTCAGTAGTATTTCTGTATAGTCTAACTAGGAATAATCTTTGTTCTAATGTCTTTATGTCGGATTGTTTTACTCCCTCAGATTGTAATTTTAACTTCATATTATCCCCCTCTTATGGTATAATTTAAGTATCTTATATTACATATAGTGTTTTGTTACTAGTTATCTAGATTTGGTGTTCTAGATAACTAGTTTTTTTATATAGTTTCTGTATATTGCCATACTAATTTTTCACCTGTTACTGGATGTTTACCAGCACTTTTTCTTTTTCCTCGGCAACAGTCTGATATATGCCCTGCGTTTACATTGTACTTTTTCGCTCCTTCTGCCATATAATCAAAAACCTCTCTAGTAGTGATACAAATTACTTGTTTAGCTTTTGGATTTTTTTCACCTTTACATGCTTCACTTAATTTCTTTCTAAATTCTTCTGTTGTTACGTGTAGACCTATATTATATGCGTGCAATTGATTTTCTCTATTTGTTACCCATTCCAAATTATTTACTCTATTATTAGTTTTATCACCGTCAATATGATTTACTTGTGGTTTATTCTCCGGATTAGGTATAAACGCATTTGCAACTAATCGATGTACTGTTTTAATATAGCGCTTTCCATTTTTCCATAAATTAATATTTAAATATCCTTTATTTCCCCCTGGTCTGAGTATTTTAGCTTCTCCAGTATGTCTGTAATTTAAACTTCTTACATTTCCTATGTTGCTAACTTCGTATAACCCTTCAAATCCTTCTATTGGTCGCCATTCTATCATATCTATTACTCCTTTCCTATAAATATGGATTTTCTATAACTAGATCTAAATAAGCATATTGCAAAATATCTTTTAACTCAGCTTCTTTTCTTTGATATTCTTCATATGCTTTTTTTCTTATATCGTCCTTTTCTTCTTGAGTCACATTTGAATTGAATGCCTGTCTGTATATTCTTAGATATTCCATATAGTTGTCAGTGTTTTGTTTTAGGACCATGTCCTGAGTTTCTTCATAGATTTGTTCTTTACTCTTCATTTGTTATTCCCCCTTTATCTCCAGTTACATTTTGAGTTCATTAACTCTATAAGTTGTTTTACTGTCATGTTTGGATATTTATTTGCTAAGTAGTTTAGAACTTCTGGTGTACATTTCATCTAACCACCTCCTTTACACCTTCGATAACTGCATCTAATACTTGATGCATCTTTGAAATTGTGTATTCTGTGTCTCTACTTCCTGTTGATGTGTATAAGAATGTGTCTTTTGTTCTGTAAAGGTCTGTTCTAAGAGTTAGACTGTAAAAAGGTTCATTATCTAATCCTTTTAAGTGATGTAACTCTAGAGAAGCGCTTATGAAACCACTATTTTCGTTGATGTATTCTGCTTTGTCAAATAGCTTAGCTGCTTCTTTTCTGAACTCTTGATTTGTCATTTATAGCACCTCCTTTAGGCTTTTCCCTAGTTTTCTTTTGACATATTTGTCATAACTTATTCTGTCTACTAGATACTTTCTCCCCATATGATTTACTGTGTATTCTCCTGTGCTAAGCCCATATCTTGCTACCTGTAAAGCATAGTTACGGCCACAATGTAGATACTTCTGTAATTGTTCTATTGTTAAGTATTCGCATGGTGCATAGTCTTCGCTATAACGAAATTTTTCAACGATATCAACTAAGTCAATTCTTTCTGATATTGTTTGAAGTAGTTCGCTTTGGTCCATGTTTCTTACTAACATCTTTTCAAATTCACTTGCCATACTTTCACCCCCTAATTATGTATGCTGTGCCACCAAGCTCCTAAAAAGAAGCCTATGTTAAATATGATTACTACTGCTATGTATTTTGCTAACATATATGCCCCCTATCTTGAATAATCTACTACTGTGTTATTGCCTTGTTTTCTAAGTAGTGCAAACTTATTTTGTAACACGTGGAACATCTTTATCTCTGCTTGATATGGAGTTATTATGCTCCATTCTTCTCTAAAGCCTCTAGCTCTTAATATGTCTGATACTGCTTCTACTTCTCTTTTGAAGAAATGTTCTGTTTTTATGTAAGTTGCCATGTTAGTTACCCCCTAAAAGCCCTCTTTCGTTAACTTCATTTAATAACTGTTCATCTGTATATTGAGATAAAATTTGTTTTACCTTTTGATTTTCTTTTTCTTGTTTTTTAAAGTATTTTTGTACTCTTTCATTCATTTCCTTACGAGTTATGAATTTTACATGTTGCACATAATAATTAAGTGCTATTGTCATAAACTCATCATCACTTATAAACGAAGATTCTATGTCATCTATTTCGTCATAATATGCAAAGCCTTCATCGGAATTATCTCCTATGTAAACGTTTATCCAAGGAAATCTTTCATCTAGTCTAAATTCCATATCTCCACTGCCTATTTCTATTACCCTAACATTTGATTTTTGTATTGTTATGTCTCCATTGTAAATAAAGTTTAGTTTTCTGTTATCTTCCATTTTCAATCCTCCTTAGTTAAAAAAACTTTGTTGTTTTTGTTGATTTTCTAAAACTGTTTTATAGCCGTTTTTTCTTAAAATATCATGGATAAATTTCTTGCCAGCTTGCGTCCATCTAGTCTGCGGTTTAGCGTTTGGTATATCTGGTTGATATGGTCCTGTATATCCCTTACCTTGATACTTAGCATATAAAAGCCATTGACCATTTTGCTTATATTGAACTCCTAACTCATGGAGTAATGCATTTAATGCTTTACCAGCCATTCCAAAATCTTTAGCTATTTGAGTTGGAGTTAATAATGTTTTTTTATCTTCTAAAACTCTTTCTGCATATTCTGCATGAGGTTTTAATTCATTTATTGCATCTGATTGTTTTTCTATTGTGTCTATTAGAGGTTTAGTTATAACTCCCTCATATTCTTTTAAAGCTAAAATCCTTTCCATATCGTCACCATTTAAAATTTTCAACTGTAACATCTGTTTTTCTGATATTTGCATTGTTTGCTGATTAAATAATTTATCTATTATATCTTGTCTTAATTGTTCTGCTATTTTAGATTCTGTTAACATCATTCCAATTACTATTACCGCTTTTATTGGATATAATCTTAAACCTCTATTTGGTATGCTTTCTAATCCCTCAAGTTGAGTGTTTAAAATTTCACTCTTTTTATAAACTCTATAACCATAATTATTTAATTCTTGTGTATTTCTTGAGCCATAATTTTCTATTGTACTTTGTGGTACTTGATAAAAACTAGCTACCATGCTTTCAGTCATGTAGTCCATTATTTTTCCAAATCTTTCAAGTAGTTCTACTAAATTAATAGTTCCGTGTGTTTCAGATTCCATGACATAATTTCTGTCGTTTTGATTTCCTACTAAGTTAAGTTTCATGTTCAATCTCCCTTTCTAATATAATTTGTTGAATCAAATTAATCCATCTACTCATTTGTAGAATTTAATTCGTCTGTCTTGCTAAAAAAAATATCTTCTATTGTTACTCCGAATATATCAGCTAATTTCTTAGCTTTGTCTAGTGGAGGTTTAGCTATTCCTAATTCATAACAAGAAAATGCTTGTCTTGTTACTCCTATTTTTTCAGCTAAGTCCCTTTGTCTATAATTGCCCTCTGTTCTGTATTCTCTTAGCTTATTCATCAAATCACCTCCAATCGAATTTAATTAGATTTTTTAATTATCAAGCAAATCTTATTGACTTGTTATACTTACATTATAGCAAATTAAATTAGCCTGTCAAGTGTTTTGATTAAAATTTTTCGATTTTATTTCAAAAAGGCGAGGAAAATTTGCATAAATAGAGAATATATAAGTATAATTAACTTATAACATATTTATAGATAAAGTGCATTTTAATGGAGGATAGGAAAACATGTTAGCAAGAAGATTAAGAGAATTGAGAGAGGAAAATAATTATACACAACAAGAAATAGCTAAAAAAATAGGTCTAACGAAGGGAGCATATGGATGTTATGAAAGAGGCGTAAGTGTACCAGACGCTCATACACTTTTACAATTAGCAGATATATTTGACGTTACCACAGATTATCTGCTAGGGCGTGTAGATAATAAAAAACCGTTAGAAGATATGTCAGAAAAAGAACATGATGCTATTAAATTAGCAGAACAATTAACAGATGAACAACTTGAATTAATAACTAAAATGGCATTTGGACTAATAAAAAAAGACTAGGGATTACCTAGTCTTTTGTTTTATTCAATTCTTCTTTAGCTAGCTTTATAACTTCATTTAAATGTTTATGATCTAATTTGTGATTTTTTATTGCATTTATTAATTTTTCTTTCATATTCCAGATTATTCCCCCTTATTTTATAGAACGTATGTTCTATTTCTTATATACATTATATACTATTTTTCACAGAATAACATATATTTATATGATAAAACAAAAATATTAAATAAAAAAGGGGAATTTGGGATTTATTGTATAAATTTCTGTATAATATGCTACAATTTAAGAAAAGCAATAAACTCAAGAGGGGGATAATTATGGGATTATTTAAATCTAAAAAAGATAAATCTGGTAAAAAACAAGTAGTAAGTTCTAAAAAAGTTTATAATTTAAAGTCAAATGGTAAATATGAAATCGTCTTAGAAGGTAAATTCATTTCTATTACGGCTAAAGGAATTATGAATTCGATAAATAAAGGTTTTACAGGCACAAAGAAAATCTGTTTAGACAATGTAACGGGAGTTCAATATAAAAAACCAGGCTTGACTACAGGGTATTTACAAATTATATTAATGGGCAGTCAGGAAGCTAAAGGCGGAGTTTTTAATGCAGTACAAGATGAAAATACAATATCATTCGCTAAAAAAGAAACTGAACAAATATTAGAAATTAAAGGATATATAGAGGACTATATAGAAAATAAAAATAAGTATAACGAAAGTCAATTTGGTGGGGCAGATGAATTACTAAAATATAAAAAATTATTAGATATGGGAGCTATAACCCAAGAAGAATATGAAAATAAAAAAGAACAAATATTAAAATAAGATAAACATCAGGGCAGTTTTACCAGCTGCTCTTTTTAATTAGGAGGAAACCAATGGAAAAAATCTTAAGTAGTTTTATACGTAAAAGAAATGATAAATATTATGTATATGTAGAATATATAGATGAAGTTGGCAAAAAGAAGCAAAAGAGTCAAGGATCATACGCAAATAAAAAAGATGCTGATAAAAAATTAATAGAAGTTAAAAATAGTATAAATAATGATATTTATGCTTTGCCGAGTAACATTTCTTTTACAAATCGTTGTTATCGATATTACGATAGTAAGTTAGGGATATCTGAAAATACTATTGCTTGTGCAAAAAGTATCGTTAAAAAACATATCGAACCTTATTGGGGAAACACGAAATTAAGCGACATAACTGTAAATAAATATCAAATGTTTGTTAATTATATATTTAAAAAAGATTTAGCTTATCGTTCAAAACGAAAAATAATGCAATTATGCAATGCTGTGCTAAATGAAGCATACAGATTACAAGAGATAAATAAAAGGATTACTGATTTTATTATCCTTCCGAAGAACAATAAAACACACGAAGAGGAAATATATTCAATAGGAGAAATAAAACAGATACTAAACGCTTTAGAAAGCGAAAGTATATATTTTCAAAATACTATAAAGCTTTTAATCTATGGAGGTCTAAGACGTGGTGAGGTTTTAGGTTTAACATGGGATTGTGTAGACTTCGAAAATAAAACTATAAAAATTCAATACAATTTACAATACATAGAAGGCAAATATATCATGAAGCAACCAAAGAGTGAATCATCAATAAGAAGCATCACTCTGCCAGATCATGTTTTTGATATGTTAAAAAAAGAGAAATTAAGACAAAATAAATTAAAGTTACAAGGTTTAATGAAAGAAAAAGAATATGACACAGTATGTATAAATAGCAATAACAATTATTATAATCCATATAATCTAGATATTACTTTTAAACGATTTATTAAAAGAATCGGACTTGAATTTAAAAAGCTACATGCATTAAGACATTCTCATGTTTCTATGTTAGTCGCATCTGGCGTAGATGTAAAAACAATATCAGAACGCGTGGGGCATTCCGACATATCTATTACATTAAAAATCTACGCGCACGCTTTTAAGGAAAATGATAAGATAGCAGTTGATAAAATTGACAATATATTAAGTCAGTAAATTGTCAGTTTTATCAGTAAAATTCAACTGGTCAGTAAATTGTCAGTAAGTTATTTAAAAATAAATAAATCAAAAACGCTGATATTTAAACATTATAAACCGATTTAAACACTAATAAATCATATTTAATATATCTAGTAACTATATTATATTAAACTTATAGTATTAGTAATATCAACGTTTTAGCAAAATTTTAAATTAAAATGTCAGTAAAAATGTCAGTAAAATTAACTTATCCACATTTTTATTATAACACATTAAAGGCTAGAGAATTCATTTCTCCAGCCTTATTTATTATACTACATCATTATTAATATAGCACTTGCTACTCCAATGCCTAAGTATGCAATACGACCTGCTATTTCTAGTACTAGATTTTTCACCGCCGACACCTCCTTATTGGAAGTATCGGTCTTATTTGGAATTTTTATACATTATCTTTCAAAAACTTCTACATATTTTGGACTAGCAGTAATATAAACTCCTGATTTTAACTTATACATATCTGTACCACTACGTTTTATAGTTTCTACTACAGTATAAGCTCCACCAGCTGTAACTTTGCCTACTACACTTTCTTTTTCAAAATCAGCTTTGTTATGTATGTTTACATCTTGTAATATTCTAACATACTTAGTTTTATTAGCTTCTTCTTGTTTTTCTGCTATATAAGTTACTCCGAAGTATTCACATACTGCTTTTGCTACTGCTTCAGCACATTTTTCTTGATGTTTTTTATCAAGCATAAGTTTAGCTTCTTTTTCATAATCCATAAAACCATACTCGATTAATATTGCTGGCATTGTTGTTTGTCTAAGTATAGCTAATGTAAATCCACTCATATCTACATCTCGCATCAAACCATAACTATACTCATAATCTACGTCTTTTTCTAAATGCTTAACTGCTAATTTTCCAAGCTTAATTGAATTGCTAGAACAGTTTTTAGTTCTTAAAACTAATAAACCTTTACATTTAGTTTGCCATTTAGCACAGATTCCTATCGCATTAAAATGGTTAGATATTAATAAATCTGCTTTTGCTACATTTGCTTTATGCGCTCTAGTAGAAAGTGGTATATCTGTTTTACCTGTCATATCTGCTGTAAACATTGTATCTATACCACATCTTTTTAGTGCAACTGATAAGTATTCACTTACACCTCTATTCCATTCATTTTCTTTTATAATCTTTCCTTTTTTTCTTACCAGTTCACCATCTATATACAAATCCTTTGACATTGGCACACTTTGTTTACCTTCTGTATGCATACCATGTCCTGCATCTATAGCTACTAAATATTTTTTACTCATAATAACACTTCCTTTTCCAAAAATAAAAGATGCTTAAAAAATCGACCTTCTTATCGACTTTCTAAGCACCTTACAGTTACCTTATAAAGTATTTATATCTATTTTTCTATCAAGTTCTTGAAAGCTTGATGTAAGCCAACAGAAGCAAGTCCTGAAAATAATCCACCTAATATAACTTCTGGACTTACATATCCAGCTATCCATATGTTTAAAGCGCATCCTAAAAGTGCCATGATGCAAGGTATGTATTTATTATCTATAAAACTAAAACTTGTTTTTATAACATATCCTACACATACACAAATACCTACTACCACTAAAACTAAATAGCTACCTAATAAATTTAAATCAAACATAACTACCTCCTATTAATTAAATAAATTATTTTGTATTGCATAAAAGAAAAAACTAACCAATGCTGTTATAATTGCATAAGTTAGTTTGTTTAAATTTATTGCTAATTTATCTATGGTGCTACATAAATTATCTAATTTTACTGTCATTTCTGCCTGTCTGTTTTCCAGTTTGTCTATTCTCTCTGAATGATTATTAATTCTCTGTTCATGAATTTTTACTTTGTGTTCTAATAATTCTTCGCTCATTTATACCTCTTTTCTTGCATAATAAAAGGACTGTACTGCTACAGTCCAAAAATAGATTTAGTTTTTTAATTATATATAGTTGTTTTTTATTTTTATATTCTCACATTTTAAATCTTTTTCACCCCCTTACAGTTATTATACTATAAAATGATTTAAATACCATTCTTCCTACATAGGAAAAATGGTACGCAATATTTTTAAATTGCGAACTAAACAGATATTAAAAAGACTAGAAATTAATCTAGTCTGTAATAGTTTGTTTTCTTGATATAATTTTTGATACAATATTACTCCATAAATATGCTACTCCCATAGCTACTAAATATGCAATAATATTTAATACTATATGGTATTTATCTATAACTATTATTCTTTCTGAAAATGATAAAATCCATAATATTTTTTCATGAAATAAGTATATTTCTAAACTATATATACCTAAAAATGTTAATATTTTAAATTTACTATCGCTAAATTTATCTAGTAACTTTGTTGCTAATAAACAGATACTTAAAGATAGTGGAATATAAACATAATATTTTAAAGCAAATGGAATATAAATAATATTTGGATTTACAATTAGTAAACTAATTATTAAACTAACAATAGCAAAAATATAAATTATCTTACTGTTTAAAGATATTTTTTCTTTATTTACTATAATATTCCCTATATAAAGACCTATTATAAAAATTGGTATTCTACATATAAAAATTAATAAATAATCTAAAATATTATCTAACATTGTAAATCTTATCAATAATCCTAAAGCAATAAAAAATAAACTTGTAATAACTGTAATTTTTTTAGGATTTTTATTCATAAAATCTAAATAAAAAGGTGTAAATACATATAAAACTAATATAGCTGATATAAACCACCATGTTATATTCCCTTTTATCCAAAATCCTAAAGTTGTTACACCTAAAAAAATATCAATTATTTTTCCCTTAAATACTAATGTGAATGCACAATACCATACTATTGCAACAGGAATAAATGTAGGTAAAATTCTTAGCACTCTTTTCTTGTAAAAATATTTTTTATCGTTATTTTTTGAATAAGAAAAATATAGACCTATACCTGATAACAATAAAAATATATCTACACCCACATCTCCAATATCTTTTATACTCCTTATAACATTTACACTTTTAACATCAATACCTGTATGGAATATTAATATTAATAGCATAGCTAAACCCATTAATTGAGTTCGATACTTACTTAATAAGTTAATTTCACTATTTCCCATATATACACCCCTTTTATCATTATAATAAAAGTGGGTGTATTTTTCTACATTTATATTTGAGGTGTAGCAATTATCATTTCATATTCATCTTGAGTTATTTGTCCTTTTGAAACTCTCTTTTGTAAATATTCTTCATTTACTTTTTTCATAATCCACATATTTAATAAAAAGTTGTACATAATTTTACCTCCTTACAATAAATTTAAAATAACTTCTTCGATTGCACTAACTCTTTCTTCTATTGTTATTTCTTCTGGTTTATTTTGGTTTTTTTGAGCGTCAATTTCTTCTTGTGTCAATTCTGTTTCTATAACTTTTCCATCTATAACTCTTTTAACTAACATTTAGCCCACACCTCCATAATAGAATCTGCTGAAAATAAACCCGTTGTTGACATATCTAATCCTACGGTAATTTTATCTACATATTCTAAACTATTTGTTAAAACTCTAAAATTAGAAACCGTATTGGCATTAAATATATTTGGTTGAGTAAATACATTATACTTAGGAGCTGTTGTACCAATTCTAACATTTCCTAAGCATTGAGTAAAAACATAATTATTAATTACTTTGAAATAAAAAGCTGCTCTATAAAATTCATAATTTTTCATCAAACCTATATTATATATATTGGTTTTACCATTAAAACTACTTTCCCAATTACTAAAACCCATTCCATATGATAAACTACTTCCTGTATCTTTAGGTTGACTAACTGTTAAAAAAATAAAACCTTCTTTTAGCTGTAAAGGATTGCCATCTTTATCCTGCGTTACAGTAAAAGCATAACATTCTTCTCCAAAAGTTGTTTCAATAACTTTTTCCCATGTCTCAGTATCTCCACCAGTACCAGTTCCACTTGCTCCAGTATCTCCCTTGTCTCCTTTTGGAATACCTAAATTCAATACTGGATTTTCAGTTGTTCCAGTAATTGATGCAGTTGCATTACTTCCACTATCAAGTGTAGTTACTGTTCCTATTTGTAAATTTGGAGTTGCTCCAGTATCTCCTTTTGCACCATTATCGCCCTTCCATTGATACCAAGTATAAGAACGTGGATTTGTTGGAGAATCTGCATTTGTATCAACGCTTAATCCTATATATGCGTTTGGTGTATCTGACATTTGCCCCGCCAACTGTGGCGCTCCTGTACTTGAATATTTTATATGTAAATACTGGCTTGTACCCCCACCACTTGATATAGGAAGTGTTATTCCATTGCCTAATTTACTACCCTTTGAATTTACAAGTTGAAGTAAATTAGTAGCACTATCTAATGACAAATCAGTTGGTTGGTTGTTCGCAATATCTTTATATTGCGAACTATTTTTGAAAATACCTTCTTCTATTCTATTTAACTCTGCTGTTGTAATTTTTTCTTTTGGTTGCCATGTTTTTTTAGCAAAAGTTCCGTCTTCATTAGTAGATGCTACAGGCTCTGCATAAGTAGTTATAGCATAATCTGTTAGAGCGTAGTCTACTTCATTTGTTGTATTTGTAGCTACTGCTAATTCGGAAATGGGAGTTGTGCATGGTCTTTCTAATACATGGAATTGTCCTGCTACTTTTGGAATTGTTACTGCTCCGTCAACATCGTCAAATAAGTCGAACACTAAATCAAAATCTCCAACTTCTACTTCTTCATCGATTAGATCTTCTGTTACCTTTAGGTGTATTTTACCATTTTCTACTGGAGCTATAGCATTTGCTACCTCTACTCCATTCGGTTTTATAACTGTTACTGCTGCGTTTATTGCGTTTGTTTTTTCGATTAAATCTGTACTCCCTTTAAAATTAAAAGAAGCATTTTTTATAGCAAAATAATAATGAACATTCTTATTTTCTCTAAATAAATGTATGTCTTTATTTAATTTTGCTGTATTTCCATTTACAGTTATTTCATAATCATACTTAATCAAGTTAACATCCCCTTTCTATTTACTATTTAGCTTATTTTCTAATTCTTCTACTTTTTCCATTGTCTTCTTTAGTGCTCCAATTAGCACATTTACTAACTGAGTTTCCTCTATAGCTAGTGTTGCTTGATTTTTATATGCTTCTTCTGCATTAGTAATTAGTTGCCCGACCTTATTATCTGTTCCATCAGAATTTACAAGCATATCCTGAGCTATAGCTGATAGTCTTTTTTCGCTTTCTCCTATATAATTATAAGTCGCTAATGAGTAATCATTTTTTATAAAATTATATAAATCATCATAATCAATAGAAGAATTTCCATCTAAATAATCTATATTTTCTTTTAATGTTCTATCTGAACTTGTTTTTACCCCATTAGTTGCATATACAACATTCCAAAATCCACTTGTAGAACCTAATCTTATACCCCCACTTGAGCTTGTAGGATTATAACAAGGCATGAAATAGGTATATTCATTATTTGCATCTCTTGTCAATTTAACCATTCTTGTTGAGTTATCATTTGGTGGCGTATATCCTTGTATCCCAAAATAAAGACTGTTGTTACTTGTAATAAGTCCTGGCGATTGTAAATATTCTGTCGCAGTTACTTTGCCAGGAGTTAATTGAGCATAACTTCCATCATTAGATTCTCCATATACTTGGATTGTTTTAGAACTATAAACACTACCATCTGAATAAATTCTAAATAAATATCCATCAGTTGCACCTTCTTTAGGTGCAGTGAAAAATCTAGCGCCTTTTATAGTTTTACCTGTTAAATCATCGAAAGTTATATTAGATGCATTTAAACTATTGGTTTTTATATATTCTCCGTTTAAATAAACTTTTCCATTTTGTAAATATATACCTTGTACTTGTCCGTTGTTTGTAAGAGCATTAAATATTGCTTGTTGTGTGTTATCAACTTTATTATCTACAAGATTTGCCATACCTTCCCAGGAAGTATCTACATAAGGTGTGGTTTCTGTTGTTGTACCATCACTATAATAGATTATAGATTTAGTCCATATGTAATAGCCTCTTTCCCATTCTGGATAGCTTGTATACCAAGTTGTTGGAGGGTCTATTTTAGATGTACTTTTGCCATATCTGTTACTTACTCTAGTAATAGACACACCTTGGTCACCTTTACCACCTGGAGTACCTTGCTCACCTTTTGGTCCTGTTATACAAACTGGTTCTGATTCGCTTGTTGTATTATCAGAATATGTAGTTACTGTTTTTTGCCATATATATTTCCCACTTACCCAAGTAGGTTTTGTTGTAGACCAACTACCACCTAATAACTGAGTAGGCGAAGTAGAAATATAGTAAGATATAGATACTCTTTTCATTGTAATTCCTGTAACTTCTACTACATGAGAGTTTACATAGTCATCTATAGTCTTACCTTCTAAGCTAAAGTCTGTTGCATTAATTGTTACATTCCCATTTGAATCTATATAGAAAGTAGTATTTCCTTTTGAATCTATTACTTTTAAATTTTTAGCATTAATATATTGACCGTTAAAATAAAGTTTTCCATCTTGCATATATAACCCTTGTATTGTTCCATTTTTAGTAAGAGCATTAAATACTGCTTCAGAATCTGAACTGCTTAATTTATCGTCAATATTACTATTTATTTCATCATTTATTAAATTGTTTATATTTCCTCTTTTTGTATAATAATTTTCAAAATAATTTTTCAAAGTATCTTGATACACATTTGTTGTAATTTCAATGTCGTTTATTTTGCAATCTACAGTTAAGTAATTATATAAAGCATTATATGCAGTTTGAAAATCATTGTAAGCTATATTGTACTTTAAGGCATTTGCTGTGATTTCAGCATATTCTTCTACTATATCATCTAAAATTATTTGTAATTGCCTTTTTTCAGAAGGTATTAATGTACCATCTTCAAGTATTTCATCTATTCTTTCTTTCTGTTCAGTTATATCAGTAGTTACATCGTTAATATAAGAATTAATAGTTTTGCCTTCTAGACTAAATTCTGTTGCTCGAATATTTACATTACCTGCACTATCTATTGAAAAAGTAACGTTTCCGTTTCCATCTGTCACTGTTAATTGTCTTGCATCTATGAAAGTACCTTTAAGTTTGCCAGCGTTTATTTTGTCTGCATTAAGCGAACCTATAAGAGCGCTTTCTATTGCTGCTTCTTGAAAGTATTCTGCAGCATCACTTATTTTTGTAGTTGTTGCGCTTACCTCTTCTGAAAAATCAGTTGTATTTCCATAAGTATTAATCGCTCTTACTCTGTAGTACCAAGTTTGTGAACATTCTACTTCATGAAGAAAAGCACTTCCTTTTCCTTCATAAATCAAGTCAAATACATTGGGTGTAAATCCTTGTTCTTGACTAGCATAAACTTGATAAGAATAATAAGGCTTATTATCAAAAGTCCAACTTAATGATATCGTCTTAAATCCAGCTCTATCTATAGTAACAATTGGTACTGCTGGTAATGTATTAGGATAATCTTTTTTATTTGTTTTATCTACAATATCTTTAACATCATCTTTCGTTACAGTGTCGTTATTAGATTTATTTACAATACTTCCTAATGTTGTCTTTGGATCACCTAATTCTATAGATATATATTTTTCTGCTAATACGTTATAAGTTGTCTTAATCACTTTCGCTTGGTCTCTTATACTATATTTAGAATTATTAATATAGACACTATCATCCATACCTATACGCTCTAACTCATCTAATCCATCTTCCTTATATTCCTCCGTTTGACTAAGTGGTTGAAATTCAATTTTATAAGTCATTTTAGGAAGGTCGCAGCTATTGTCGCTGAAATATTTTTCAGCTAGATTTTTTAGTTTTTCCTTCGTTGGCGTTTCATCTTCATCAAATTTGTCTGAAAAATCCATCCATCGACTTTTTACTATATCACCTTCTACATATCTAGGTGATTTTACTCCTATTTCATCAAGGTATAGAGTCTTTTCAACTTCATCTTCTGTATAAGTAGCATAAGGTTTTATAATATTAATTATTTCTGTATAATCTTCTTCTAAAGTAAATCCTGTTATATTCTTCTTGTAAGCTATAAGTACATTGTTGTCTTTTCCTCTTCTAGTAAGCACTTTTATTGTAAAATTATCTCTAAGAAGCTTAGGTCCATTACCAAATGTATCTATAAGTGAACCTCTTGTCCCAGCTATAGCAGATAAACAATCTGTTTTTCTATCCATGCTATAGTTACCAAGCATCTCTATATTACTTTCAATAGAAAATCTACTATCAGCATCGGACTTTTGAAGCATATGTTTACCAGCATTTTCACATTTTATATTTTCTTCAGCTACATCCTCATTTAAAGAGTTTTTAGCTAAATCAAATGAAATATGTTTTGCATACACTGCCACTTGACCATTTAGAGGTTTGCTTATAGTATCTATTCTAAAAAGTTGCCTTTTTAAGCTGTCAGATGCATCAGCTTTTATAAGGTTATCTTGTTTTAATGCATAAAAAAAAGAGCCATCAGATGGATATACGAGTGTCAACTCAAAATCTCCATTAGACTCTTCTTCAACTTGGCAAGATATAGCATCTACCAATAAACCTAATCCATTGCTTTCGTATGTTGTAAAACTGTTATCATAAATTCTTGGTATCAATCTATATCACCGCCAATCTGTATTTTATTACTATTTTAGTAAAACTAGCTCCACTTCCCAGGGACCAGCTTATATTATTGTCCCCTTCTTCTAGTATTGGGAAATCACTATACATTTTATGATTTGCATTCGCTATTTTTCCAAGCGAATTAACAGTAGTTGCATTCATTAAATCACAATCAAGTTGTATATGGCCTTCTAAGGCTTTTAAAACAATTTCTTGATTATTTATATTAATAGTTATATCTCCTGTTGCATACACATCAATAACAGGCTTGGTTTTATATTCTGTATTTTTTACTATAGTATTTTTATTAGTTATATCTACTGTTTTTTCACTATTTGATAATCTATAAGGTTTACATCTAAATTGTGCCTGAAATAATCCAAAGTTTTCAATTGCTTCTTCTATATCAATATCAGAATTATAAGTTCCTAATAAATAATAGTCTTTATCTTCGCTTAATTGTATCTTTCTATTTGTTCCGTTAAGTAGAAATTTTTTAGCCCTTCTTGCTAATGCTGGAGTGGTTTCAACCTTACTATTATTATTTATAAGTACGCATGAAAGTGTTAATACAAAATCTTCATATCCATTGTCTATTGTTAATGCTCCGTTTCTTCCTTCTATTTCAACAAACTCTAGCTTTTTAGAAGGTGCAGAAAGGATATTACTTTCATACACCTTTATTCCGTAATCCGTACTAGGTTTATCGTCCAAATATAAAATTATAGGGTCTTTATATTCCATAAATTCCATTTCTACACCTCCTTACACTAATACTTTTTTTCTTTTTAAGTAGAATGCTAAATCATTCGCTAGAGTTTCTATGTCTTTATCATCATTTATAGTTAGATTTTCTATATGTAATAAGCTAGCAAAATTACTTGTATTATTTTGCGTTGTTTGAGTTACAGCTCCAATATTACCAGTTAAATCTCTAGCAGTGCCTATTAAATCCATTGTAGTTGCATTATTGTTCATAACACTAACTACACTATTAGCTAGATTTTTAGCTTTTCCAAGTAAACTATTTTCTTCTTGATCTATACCGACACCGATACCTTCTACTATACCAACACCGATTACATCTCGCATGATTTTACTTGGGGAGTTTATTTTGAATCCTTTCTTGAATCCTTTTACAACTCCACTAGCGAAATTAGATATTTGATCTCTAAGCCAGCTTCCAGCCCCCGATATACCTCTCCATATACCTTGGACTATCTGTTTACCTATACTTGCCATTTTACCAGGGATAGAATTAACTCCATTTACTATTTTGCTTTTGAAATCTGATGCAGCCTTTTGGCCTTTCGCCCCAAATTGTGATGCAAAGCTAGTTGCTTTTGATATACAACTAGATAAAAATGACCATACTCGACCTGGTAATGCTGATAATGCACTTCCTACTCTACTTACGAATTGACTTCCAGCTTGTTGAGCTTTTGCAACCATTTGTGATGCCCATTGAGTTGCTTTACTGTAAGTATTGCTTAGGAAATTCCATACACGGCCTGGTAATTGTTGAAACCAATTTATAGTATTACTAATGAATCGGCTACCAGTTTCTTGCGCTTTTGATAGCATATTGCTACCCCATTGAGTTACTTTGCTGTAAGTATCTGTAAGCCATTTCCCTATCTTAGAAGGTAGTTGGGAAAACCAGTTGCCTATAGCATCTATCCATCGAGGTATATTTGTGGCGAAATAGTTATATACATTAACTCCCCAGCTTGCTATCGCACCTAATACAAAACCTAATGCATAACCTACCCTTTCTGGCAATCCACTTAACCATGTACCTATTGATGTTATCAAATTACCAACCCAAATAGATATGCTATTATATATGTTACTTGCCCATAATTCTACAGATTGCCATAATTCTTGAGCTTTTTCCATTACTGCTACTTTTATTTGTTCCCATAATTCCGATACTTTACTTTGTATTTGAGGAACTATTTCCATAGCTTTATCTAATAAGAATTGACCTAATTTCCCTATTTCTTCGCCTATTACCTCTAATATTCCGACAAATAATTCTCCGATTGCTGTAACTATCTGTGGTAATGCTTGTATTATTGCTTGGCCTAATGCTATTACAAGTTGAATACCCGCTTCTATAATTAGCGGTAAATTTTCTAATATGCATCTAGCAATTTCAATAACTAATTTTACTGCAGCTTCTAGTAATGTTGGTAAATTTTCTACTAATGCAACTGCTAGGGTTGTTATAATTTGTGCTGCTGCTTCGATTATTAGTGGTAAATTTTCTAATATTATATTCACTATAGAACTTAGTGTATTTGTTATTATTTCAACTATAGCTGGCAGATTTTCACTTATCCCATTTACAAGTGCAGTTATAATATATACTCCTGCTTCAATTACTTTTGGTAGGTTTTCAGCTATAATGTTTATTACCGTTGATACAACATTTACTATAGTTTCGATTAATGTTGGTAATGCTTGCGCTATACCTTGCATAATCATTTCCAGTAATTTAAATCCAGCATCTAAAAATAATGTTATATTATTGCTCCACATTTTTAGCCATGCTTGAGTCAATTGCCCTGCAGTTTCTATTAATTTTGGAGCTACTTTCAGGATTCCAGCCACTAAGTTTGATATTATTTCACTTGCTTTTGCTTGCAAAGCTGGTAAACCTTGATTAATACCTTGTGCAAGGTTATTAGCCATACTTTTACCATTTTCTAACCATTGAGGTAATGATGATTTTACCTTATCTAATCCACTTTTGAATGTATCTGCAAATTGATTTAAAACTCCTTTTATACCACCTTTTTTATATGCATTTGGAATAGTTTCCGTAAAATACTTTTCAAGTGTTCCGAATACATCTATAGCTTTTTCTTTGACCGATTGCCAAGCATTATTTACAGTAGTCCTAAATGTTTCATTTGTCTTATAAAGATAAATAAGTCCAGCAGTTACTGCGGCAATAGGTATAGCAAAGCTAAAAAATGTTGAGGTAGCAGTTCCTATCATTGCCACAACTCCGCCAATCATAGTCCAAGCGCCATTGAGGGCAACCATCCAGCCACTCCACAATCCTACTCCCATAGAAAGAGGTAATAGTAATAATGTCATTGCAGGTGCTAATAAGGCAACTACACTAGCTACTTTTGCAATTATTGGATGCGCTTCATTGAATTTTGCAATCCATTCAGCTATTACTCCAATAACTTTCATTCCCACTTCTAAAACTTGACCTGCAGTTTCTATTAAAGGTTCAAAAGCTTTTGCTAACTTGTTTTTTGTAGTATCCCATAGCTTTTGTAACCCTTTATCTGCTTCCATAGCTGCACTAAATAATGCTCCATAAGCAGTAATTGCTGCAACTCCAACAATTGGAATTGCAAGTCCTAAGTTAGCAGTCCCAGTCGTTAAGTTTCTCATTATTAACCCGTATCTTACCATTGAGCCTTGAGCTGCTCTTACCGCAACTTTTTGAGCTGAATATTTTTTTATAACTCCTTCAACTCTATTTCCTAAACTTCTATATCCACTTGACAAGCGATTTAGTGGTGAAACCCCTAAGTCCATAGCTTCTGATAAAAGCCTAAATTGTCCTGGAGTAGATGGAGGTAGCAGCATTTCAGGTTTAATTCCATGGTCTTGCAAGCCTTGCATACGTTGTATTAATATTTGAGTTTGGTCTCCCATTAAACTGGTCATTCTCGCATTAAGTCGTATACTATTCGCTTGTCTTTGGAGTTGTCCTTCAGTAAGCCCTAATTGACTTCTCATATAAACCTGTCTAAATGTATTATCGTCTAAACTTAGCGCAAACTCTGTCATTGCATTTCTTGCTTCCATAGCTTCACGTGAATAACTTCCATAGTATCTTCTTGCATTTCTCATTTCACTTCTAAGTCTATACATTTCTTGATAAGCATCTCGTGTCGCCTGTGGTACTTCTCCACCCAACTCATATTCTAATCTTTGCATTTGTCTTTCAAACCTTTGTGCTTCACGAGTTGTTCTACTAAATTCACTTCTTGTTCTAGATGCTGAACTTGTAATACTCTCAAAAGCATCACTTGTACTACTAGTTGTTTGTCTAACACTATCAAAAGCACTTCTTGCTCTACTAGCTGAATCGCTTGTATTTCGTAATGCATCACTTGCTCCATTTGTAGCTTGTTGTGTATTTCTTAGTGTATCACCCATAGAACTAGAGCTATTTTCAAATTCTCTTAAACTTTCTCTAGCATCATCTAATGCATTATTCCAGTTTTGTATATCGAGATTTAAATAACCTGTTGCAGTCCCTAAGTTTGTATCTGGCATTATTTAACCTCCTTTCTTTGTTTTTTCCATGCTTCTGATATAAATGTTTTTTTCTTTCCTGTTTCTCGGTCTATTAGATCTTCACTCCATCGTGGTTTTTTCTTTTCTTCAAGTTGACTTGATATATACAGACAAGCTTCATCGAAACAAAAAGCCACATATTCATCTTTTATTCTCGCTATTTCACTTGGTAATCTCCTATATTTCTCCGACTGATTGATTATTCTCAATATATTCTTGCTCTTTACGAAAGCTTTTTAATCCGTCAATTCCTGCTTGAACATAAGTAAGAATTGTTGTTTTCATTTCTAGTGGTAGTGTTATACCTATTTCTTTTATTTCTTTATAACTTGGATTTACTAATGTTTCATCACATAAAAACTCTAATAACTCTCCTAACTGTTTTAAAGCTGTAACATCTCCGTCTATAGTCGCCTTATTTACAGTGTCAGTTTTACCATTAAACACCTCTGCTGCTTCCTGCAAAAGAGTATTAGGAATTTTCCCTTCTGTTATAAAAGCTAACATATCTGGTCTTTTTAGCTCGGCTATAAGTTCTGTCCCATCTTCAAATTTACCTAAACTTACTATTTGAGTTTGTTTTACTTGTTTTAATCTATCTAAACTTGTTACTTGTAAATTTTCCATTATCTATTTCCTTTCATAATAAAAACCTCTCTAAATAATTTTAGAGAGGTCTATTTTATCTTCTATAGAGATATTCATTTCATCACTTATAACATTTTCTTGAATATTATTTGTTCATTCTGATACTGTATCATTTGGTAGAGCAGTTACCTTTTCTATTGTATAAGGTGCAGTACCTTTCTCTGGTCTTGATTGGATAGTGTATTCATTTGAATAGTATTCACCGTCTTTAAAACTTAAAGGTACTGATTTACCTTTACAACTTGGGAATGTTACTTTTGAAAAGTTTCCAGTATCTCCATCTGTTCCTACTTCTGCAGAATAAATTTCAACATCGAATGGTGTTTTTGATGCATTTTGTCCTACTGGTGGAGCTGTATATTTTTTAAAGGTTTTTCCATCTGTATCATATTCAATAGTTCCACCTTGAATAACTTTAAGAAGCTCAGGACACATTACATTATCTTTACAAGTTAAGTCATAACCAAGTACAGTGTCTTTAGCTTCTCTATTAGCATATATTTCGCCTTTTAGCTTAAGAGTCTGTTCTTCACCTTCTGAAACTACTTCTTCTGTTGAGATTTCGTCAGAAGTTTTAAAACTAAAAATATCAGTTTCAGTTACAACTCTAACAAGCGATACATCTGATAGTGGCATTTGATTTATTTTTTTTACTGTAGCTGTCATATTTATCTACCTCCTTCTCTATATACATAACGATAATAAGAAAGTTTTGTATAATATGCTTTCATATCATTATCAATTTCTATTGCATACTTATCATAATTTTTTCTTAGTTTGCCGAATTTTTTTATTGTATTTTCAACTTGTTTTATATAATCCTCAACCTTTGAGTATTCATTAAAAGGATAAAATACCCATAACTCTATGCTTTCTTTTTTTAGATTCTTACTACTTGAAGTATCTTCTGTTCCAGCTTCATAAATCAATACAAATGGGTCTGTGCAAATTTTATCCTGTTGTCCAAGTGAGTACACTTTTAATCCGCCAGTTCTAAGAAATCTATATAAATCCTGAAACATTAACCTCACCTACCTTAGAAGTATACTTAGTCCAGACATAACCTGTGGACCTATTTCATTTATTGTTGGCATTATAATTGGATAAGGTCTTGTACCAGGGTGATTGACTTTTTTAACAGGATGACTAGCTCCTTGCCAATACAACCAAGGATTCCCTGTTATAACATGTGGTGATGTTCCTTTTTCTAGATATATCCCATAATTAACTCCGTGTGATAATGCAATACTTAATACATTCTCGTTTTTCCATTCCCATGATGCATTAAGTCTATTTCTAGCATCATGTGTCCTATCTGTCCAAGGTTTATTTACTCTTGCGTGATTTTGAAGTTTTGTAGCTGAGCTATTAGCATATATTTCAAGCGCTGCTTTTGTTCTATTTCTTTTTTGTTCTAACATATCCATTAACTCGTCAATATTCATGCTAAAATTACTCATCGTAGCTCACCTCTTGTAATCTCATATCCGCATAAATATCCATTTTATTTACATTTCCAATATCTTTAATTTGATATTTATAGCCATTTATATATATATAGTCATCTTTCTGTATAAGCTTCGCAGTCTCATCGTATACAACTAAAAAATATATACTTTTTTCTTTTATTACCTCTGCTTTATTTTGCAATGTTATACTTTGGCCATACTGATTATTTGATTCATGATATAAGCCTTCTATTTCACATACTAATTCAAGTAAGTCTGACTTTTCTCCAAAATCATTTGTGTAAGCTCGCTTAACCACTCCTAAAGAAGGGAGCTTTTTTATTGCTTTTTCAACTTTCGATTTGATTTTTTCTTTATTTATCATAAGATCTTACTTCCATTCGGTCTGTATTTTTTAGCAAGCCTTAACCAGTATTCTTTATTGTTCGGCAAGCTTAATCCCCCTGGTAAGGCAATACTATCATCTTCTGCTTTGGCTAGAAGGCATTCATAAGCAGTTTTATTTATGTCATAGTTATTTTTTTCTGCGTAAAATTGGAGTTGTTCATCGCTAAAAAAGGGAGAATCATTCTCCCTTAAAATTAGTTTTAGCATTTCTAAATCATCCATTTAAATCACCTATTTTTTAAATTTAGCAAGTACTATTTTAGCATCGTTAGTTTTAGCTACTCCGTAGTATTTAGCTGTTGTTAAATCATGTATTTGTTTTTTAGGGAACCATTCATGATCTAAAGAAGTATCCTTTTTAAGGAAGATTGTTATTGCTGGTAATTCATCTTCTGTATATTCTGTTTCAGGACTATCTGGCTCCATTTTTAATATTGGATTTAAATAGTATTGGTTAGCTGCTGCCACTGCATTAACTTTATCACCTACTTTTAAAGTAGAACCATCTAAAGTTTTCTTTTTATATTCTGCTAAGTTACTTGATGATATTTCAACTGTACCACTGTCATTTTTTTCTGCTTGGACTAACATAACTTTTTTAGATTTTTTAACCCAGCAACCAGCTATTTTACCTATAGCTCCGTTTACTGCTACTCCAGCAGTGAATTTATCAGCTGATAAGAAGTTAGAATCTTTTAATAGAGTCGCTTCTTGTTTTGGATGTATAAACATAACCTTTTCTATTCCATCTTCTTCATCTTCGAATTGTGTTACTGCATCAACTATACCACTGTAAGATATTACAGCTAATGTACCCCCAGCTACTCTATTAGTTCCAGTATAAGCAGCATCTAATACATCATTATCAACTTTTTGTGCTATAGATTTTGCTAATTGAGTTTCAGCTTGTGCTACTGGATTACCTAAACCACTATTAATAGATTCTTGAGTTATAGATACAGCTTTCATAGCTTTTTTGATTGTAAAAGTAGTTGACCCAGCTTTTAGTCCTACTGTTCCGACTTCTTCACCCTCAGCTACATCTTCTGCATCTCCTATGTATTCCCAACTTGCTGTTGTTTTTGTATCCCCTGGAACACCTTGTAATGTTGTATCAACTTTTGCATACGGTGTTATTTTACAAAGCGCTTCTACTTTTGCACCTATCATTGGACCCATAACCTCTGGGTTTATAATATCTGCTAATTTTGTTGTTGCCATATACCCATCATCTCCTATTCATTCATTAATCTGTTGAATTCTTCTTTATTGTTGTTGTAGAATTCAACTCTTTTGCTGTAAGGCATTTTTAATATATCTGCCTTTGTTACTGCTCCAGCACCTCCACCAACTCTCGGATGGTTACCTGCTCCGCCTGTATTACCTGGGGCTGGATTTGATGTATCAAATAAATATCCATCACTTTCTTTTAATGCATTTAATTGACCTTCTAAGCCTTCTAATTTACCTTCATTAAACTTAATATTTTCTAAATCAAGCAAAGCTTTTAAAGCCTTAGCATTCTTACATTTATTATCTTTTAATGCACTATCTAATGCATAGTTAAAATCCTTTTGAGCTGATTCTTTTTTTAGATTTTCTATTGTAGTTTCATGGTCTTGTATTGTCTTTTGTAAAGCTTCATTGTCTTTATTATTTTTTTTCAACTCTGTTATAGTTGTATTTGCAGTTTTTATTTGTTCATCTAAATCAGCTTTTTGGCTTTTTAACTTTGTATATCTTTCGTCTGCATTTTCTAAAGATGTAGTATATATTTTTTCTTCTTTCATCTTTGCAGTAATGTTATTTATTTGTTCATCTGTTAAGTTTTGTGCTTTTAATATTTCGTTAAAATTCATATTTCCTCCTATATCTACGCTTTTTACAAGTTTGCTTCTTGAATATAGTTTTTAGTTTATTCTTTTACGTCTACAAACTAAAAAAAGACATAAAAATAAGGCCTTACAGCCATTCGTATCTTTTTTTATATTTCTTATAGTATTTTTTATAAAAAGATGAATTCTCACCATATGTTGCTAAATTAAATAAGATGCTTGGACTTGTAATCAAACCCAATCTTACTAATATTCTATCTAATAATTTCTTTATTTCTTAACCTCCCATGTTTCAAACCATTTATCTAGTTTTTCATTTTTACCACCATTAGTCCAATCTTTCAACTCTTTAGCTATATCTTCTAAATTTTCCTCTATGACTGGTAATAAGGTGCATCGTCCTAACGGTCACGGATGGTCGAGTGGAATATCCTCGACCTTAAACCTCTTTCCATTTCGTTCTTTGCATAAATCACATACATTATCATCTGTTCCACTCAACCATTCTATTTTCTCTACATATGGATTTCCTTTAGCACTTTGCCTTGTAGCATCTTGATATGCATGATTTATATATGTATTTGCTAATCTATATGAATTAAATTCAACCTTGTTTTTACTTTTAGGATGAATAGTAAAATTATCATATTCCTTTAGATAATCTGGGTTACAATAAACTTCTAAGTCTTTTGCTATCTCTTTACTGCCTTTTTTAGCTATAAATCCATCTGTAAGTATATCATTTATAGTCTTTACAGTCTTTTTATGATTGCTCCAAAGTCTGTCAGAAAGTTTTATATTGTCTCCATACATTTTACCCGTAATAACATTGTCTAAGACTTGCTTGTTTACTTTTATAAACATATCTTCAAATGAATGAGAAAGAGGTTTGCATAAATCACTATAAAACTCTGCTTGGCTTTGTGTATAGCCTTTTACAGTGTTTGTAATAGCCTTTTCTATGTCTTTATTAAGTCTTTTATTAAGCTTCTTATATTCTCTTTCTAAGTACTTAGCAGTTTGTCTTAGATAGTCATATGTCATTGTATCTGGATTTACTAGAGCTAATCTTTTAATCAGATTATTTGCTACTCTTTTATATGCTTTTTTTATTTCTCTAGTCATCTCTTTTTCAGTTTTATTCTTTTGTCTAAAAAAATTATTCAACTGGATCACTCATTCCTGATATATAGCTTTCTTCTAGCATTTCTCGTTCTAGTGCTATTTGTCTTATTTCGGCATCGGCCACATCATCTGTAACACCTTGCCATTTCTTGATAAATGTTTTTCTAGACATTGCTTGTGCATTTACTTGTTGTAAGTCTAATGTCTTTTCTTCATCTTCATCTTCTTGTAAAGGATAGTTATTTTCGACTGTAACAGTATAATCAAGCTGTGGCAATTTCTCTATGTTATATACTTCTGTAATCTCTAAGATAGCTCTTACTAACCACTCTAAAGCAGGTCGCCATGCCATCATCTTTTCTTCACATCTAGTAATAAGTTGCCAGTATAGCGCCTTCATAGTTTTACCTGATGTCATCATGCCTTTTAGCTCGTCATTACTCAGCATTGGTATATTTAACATTTCGTACATATCACTTTTTATACGTTTTAATGAGTTTTCTATTTTATCTCCATATCCAAAGTCTGTTGGTATTGTACCTAGTGTAGCTTGTTTATTTTCTGCTGTAGGGTCTGTTGGTACGTCCCAAAATGCCCCAGGCTTTAACTTAAATTTTTCAGATGCCTCTGGGTCTATGTCGACACCATAAATAATTCTATCCATACCTTTTCTAAGTGTGTCTACATCTTCTGAGGATAGTCTGTTGTATTGAATTTGATTATCTAGAAGCTCTTTTACATCGCTCTCTCCAAATGGGTCGCCACTTAATCCGTCATTGATGATTACATAGCAAGGAATACCGCTTAATTGCAAGTCTACATCTACATTTATAGGCTCTATTAATATCCCATTACCATTGTAGATGCCTTCGTTAAGAATACATCTACCATCTATCATTTCATACTTTTGCTTCCAAATACGTTGTTTATCTTTTTCAACTTCCTTATTTGTCTGATAGAAGAATATTATCTTTTTAAGTTCGTTAGGATTTTCCTCGTCACTCTCGTAGATAAATTCCAAGCTAGGTAAAAACATTATCCTAATCTCTTTTGTATCTTGATTAGCATATAATTTAATAGCAGCTCTTTTACCGATAAAGCAGTCTCTAGCACCTTTTACAAGTTTTTCTGAGAATAGATTATCTTTTAATATTTTATCTAGATAAAGATTTATTTCTTCAGCTTTATCTTTATCAGCATCAGTATCATTTTTAGGTTGAATGTATAACTCTGGAGTCTTACCGAATAAAAATCTAGATTCTTCTTTTATAAGTTTCTTAATCAGATTTGTTTTCTTTTCTGTCTGTGTATAGTCTTTTTCTTCTGACTTGTCTATAAAGTTTTCTCGGCCTTCGTATATGTCATACAGTCTTAGTATATCGTTCATTTCTTGTAATACTGCCGAGCCATATAATCCTGTTAATTCTGCTGTAACAAATTCTTGATAACTATTAAGCATATTACATCCTCCTTTCTATCTACTGTGATAATGTCTTTTATAATCTGCTACCTCATAACCATCTAGTGCATACCAAATAGCACTCAAAGTATGAGGGTCTATATTAAATTCATCATATATATTCTCACCTTTTTCATTTTGCTTATATGTTAGATCCTTCAATTCTTTTTTTACATTAACACATTTAGTTGAGCAATATATATGCTTAAATCTTTTTACTTTTTTAGTATTTTGAAGCCTAGAGCCTTGATATTTTTTAGCACCTATCATTTTAAAACCTTCTTGCTGATAAAATCTAATTGTCTTGGGTTCCTATTTCATTCACATAAGGTCGTTAATCTTATGCAGTTCTCTTATGAACTTCTTATGCTCTCACATAAGTCTAGACTATATCTTCAATAAAAAAGACCTCTCGGTCTTAATTATTGCCTGGCTTTTCCACTCACTTGAGTGTACTCTACTTTCTTTTTCTATCTATTTAAGATAAAATGATTTCGATAGTCGTTGACCGTTATTTAATTAAAGTAAATGACCAGCCTTTATGTTTTTTAACCCTTCCACTTAAGCAATCTGAAATGGTTGATTGTCTTAAATTATTATCCCTAGCAAATTCGGAACGGTTATATACCACAAATTCATCTCCATTAGGAGAAATAGCTTTAAAAGGCTTCATTTGATTTGGCTTAAATTTATTATTAAGTTCTATTGGGATAAAAATGCATTTTTCTTTACAATAAATTTTATTATTCATATCTAGGCTATCCTTATCTAAATGTATATTCCCATTTAAAATATCAAAGTCTGAATATCCTTGTATTTGCTTTATATCATCTATAAATCTATCAAAGCAATGCCACTCTTCACACAATGTCACACCTCTTCCTCCATACAAACTATATCTCGGATTGTTCTCGTTGTAACATCTGTCTTTTATGTGCCACCAAATCATATATATTTTTCTTCTTATTTTAGCCTTATCACTTTTAATCATTTTACCACCCCTTTAAAATACGATATATATTATATTATATCACATTTTCGATAGAAGGTGGTCTACTTTTATTAAATCTTCGGTGCTGATTGCCCATTGTAGCATCTTTAGAATTTTTACTCTTTGGTATCTAAAGCTTTAGGGGTTTCCAGCAATTAACCAGGTTAAGTGCCTAACCATTAAGCACTATCTGCTCTTATTAACTCTTTATTTACTTTAAATTCATCTATTTCTTTAGCAGTCTTATCATCTGTCATATGATTTTTATAATATTCCCAGTAAATATACAAATCTTTATTCACATCATCTATAGCAATTCTAACTAATGCATTGTATGAAGTTTCAAATCCAAAGTCCATACCAGCTCTATAAAATCTAGAAGGTATAGAACCTACTTTGGCCATAACTAAATCGTGGTCCATCATTTCAAATTGCGGTAATACTTTGGTACCATTTATACCAAATCTACCTTGTCTAGCTACTCTATATAAATCTGGATCATACTCTTTCATGTTATCAAGTTCTTTTATATAGTCCTGAGGTAGAAAATAATTATCATCACAAACGGAATGATGATAGTATGTATTATTTGTCTTGATAATTCTTTCAATATAAAGTTTTTCATCATCAAGTATTTTCTTATTATTTTCTTCATCAATAAAAAAATGCTTATAAGTCCAGTTGGCCTTTTCTATAGGGTTTTCACTAAGTATAATGTGATTACTGAGTGTAGGATGTCTTAAACGTCCTAAAAGTTCTTTAAAGCCCTCATATTTAACCTCGGAACATTCTTCAACCCATATAATAGATACACCATTGATAGATTTTAATTTAGCTGGTTTATCCATACCTTTAAAAATTATCTTGCTTCCATTAGGATATGTTACTTGCATTGGCGATGTCTTAAATTTAAGCATATCGTATATCCCCATATCTACTGCTACATCTTGTAAAAGTGAAAAGCAGCTATCTCGTATAGTGTCATATACTTCCCTTACAACTAATGCTAATCTCTTTTCTTGTAATAATTTTAGATGCAGCTTTTGGACCACATGATAACTTTTAGAGCTACCATAACCACCAACAAGAAAATAAAATTTATAGTTCCAATCTAAAACAAAATCTTCAAAGTGATCATTGCAAGTTATATTAATTTCCATTTTTTTCACTTGCCTTATTGATTGTTATTGTTAGGTTTTTATCCTCAGCATCTTTCTTGTCATATATTCCTAGATGTTTACCGAGTAAATCTAATGCTTTTAGTTTGTCGCATAGTTTTATTTCCCTTTCTGTTATTTCTCCATCTTCTGTTGGTATGTTTTTTATTTTTACACTTGCTATAGCAGCTAAATCTTCTTCCTTTGCATCACTTTTTACTGTAGCTTCATCAAAATTTATAACATCTCCAGGATTAACAAATGCTATCTTTGCTAATTCCCTTAAAACTCTATCTTGATTAATACCTGTCCTTCGACTTCTTTCTGCTATAGCTCTATCTATTTCATTTCTAGTTTTTTCTAGTAGTTCATGTCCTATTTTACCTGCATTTTTAGGACTGTATCCAGCACGAATTGCTGCTTGAGTAGCATTAAGGTCTATTAAGTATTCTTCTACAAACTTATTTTGTTTAGCTGTCAATTTCGCCATTAATACCACTCCTTTCTAATTCTAATAATTTATTTCTATATCTATTGTCATTTGTTAATCTAATAAGACTTTGTATATCTCTTTTACTTAGCTTATCGTCAATCTCTCTTTTTATAGCCATAATAACCAGTATCTTAGCTTTATAAAAATTATTTACATGTGTATGTCCGTTTTCAAATTTCTTGTTTGTATTATGTACAACAAATCCGTCACTACATCTATAAATTGAATACTCTTTTCTTTGAAATATTTTTCTACTCATTTAGATCAACTCTTTCTTTGCACAACAAAAGGAGCCCCATGAAGGGCTCTTTTTCAAATTGAGTATGAGATTAAAATCTGTTTCTGTTGTTGTATGATAGTAATTACAATTAGCAAGCTACAGGATTCGAACCTGTATCACATCGGGGGAGATTTCCATTACTTGCATGTTGCTGGGATTTCTCCCAGCTATCCTGTCATAACTAAGTTGTATATATTCTTAATACTTAAGGAGGACACATGTTCTATGTGCCAAAAAAACCAATGTTTTAAAAAACTGTAGCAATTATACTAGTCAAATAGGTTACCAGGCTATCTGACATTCAATAAGAGTTCGTAAAGAAACAACCTTATATATTTTCTATAATACAAATATACTATAGTTTTCCGTCTAAAAAAGGAACTTTTACGGAACTTTTTAGGAAACTTTACGGAACTTTTACGGAATTTATATAAGTGATTTTATTCTGTTTATAATATCGTTCCTCATAACTCTGCATTTTTTATCGCTGTAACCTATTTCTTCCCCTACATCTAACCAGCTTGGTGCTTTTTTTCTATTTGAAAAATATCTAAAACTAACTAATCTTTTTTCTTCTTCCTTTAATAGCTCCAATGCATTTTCTATTTTTCTAATCTGTCTCTCTTTTTTATGTATCTTATTTTCTATTTCTATTATCTGTCTCTCTTTTGCAAGTACTTCATTTTCAACTGTATTGCTTATGTTATTTGTTTGTCCTGTTCTTTCGTCAGCATAGCTAATAGCTTTGCATCCCTTGTAATCTATCTCTAAATATTCTAAATCTATTTTTAGACTGTTTAACTCTATTTTCATAGAGTTGTAATTGTATAACTTACCTTCTGCATCTGAAAATGTTTTATCTTTTTCTATTGTTTTACTAGCCATGCTCCCACACTCCTGTTATAATATTATTAAGGAATTTGTCGGAATGTGAAAGCATTCCTTTTTTTATGTCAATTATTTGTATTTTACATATATAACTTACTTATTATCCATGCACCAATAACCACTATGATTATTGCATCTGCTATTGCTCTATTCATATTCTTCTATCCCTTCTTTAAATGTCCAGTCAGCAGGTACATCGTCAACAGGGCAATTTTCAAGTATTTCACATATAGGACAATCACCTTCTCCAGAAGTCCAAGTGCAATCTATCCCAGTAATACGTTTACAAGTTTGTTGAATTACTTTAAGTGCTTTTATTAACTCTTTTCTATCTTCCATTATTCCACCTCCAGTAGTTCTTTATTTTCGTATATATTTCCTATAATTTTATTCTCAGCAGTCCCAAATCTAGGTATAAGTCTGTAATAACTATCTTTTCCATCTTGTATATACCAACAACTTTTAATCATGGTTACTACTCCTACGATATGATTTAAAGTTCTAGTTGTTTCTACTATGTCACCTTCATATATTTCTTTACCGTTAGTATCTTTACAACCTGTGTATTCTCCGGCACTTTCCCTATATACAGTAATTAATTTTCTAATACCTGCTGTTAAGTATGTATTTGATGAACCATCTTCAAAAATTACTTGATGTAATCCATAACCATAAACCCATTTTTTCTCGAATTTACCATATCCTCTGAATTTAATTTCTCTCATATTTCTACCCCTCTAACCATTTGTTATTTATCATTCCAAATCCATAAACTATACCACCAATTAATATAATCCACAATATCCAGAATACTATCACTATTACATGGGAACTTTGCATTAATTGTTCTTTACATTCTTTAATCTTTGTATCCTTATAAAAAGTAGCATTATTTATAGTTTTATTCTTTAAATTGCAATACACAGTCCCTTTTACATTGTTTAATTTAGCTCCGTAATATTTTTCTCTTAAATGATAACCAGTACTTATTGTGTCTATGTAATCATCATCTATGATATTTGATATTTTATTTATTTTATACTTTTGATTTAAGAATGTAATTTCTTTAGCTATTTTACTTTCTCTATTAATAGTATCCCATGTCCAATATGTCTGAGTTGTGTAATATGTTGTCTTTCCGCTCTTATGTGCTATTCTTCTAGTATGCATGGTATATCTCTGTGTTACTTTTTCTAGATGTACGTAATCTTTGTCTTTTATAGCATCATATGAAACTGTATCTACTTTATTTAAAGTGCCATATACATAAGCATTCCCTACATTTGTTCTCATACCATAAGCAAATAATTCCTTATCGTTGTTTATCTCTATAGCTTTTGTATATTTAGTATTTTCATCTAGTATCATGTCATTAATGCTAGAGCTAATTACAAGCCCTAGCATTAACATAACTAATACGATAACTATACTAAACATTATTTCTCTCTTAGTAAATTTGTTATCGAATTCCATAATGTCACCTCTAATCAAATAAATTAGTAGGTGCATCTTCTGATGCATTATATTTTAAATATGTATAATTTTGTTTTTCATATCCTGTTAGATCTAAAAATAATCTCGCAGGGAATTTCTTTACATATCTGTTGTATTCTTTTATAGCTTGATTATAATTTTCTCTATATTGCGCTATAAGATTTTCAGTTGTACTTAACTCATTCATAAACTCTTTGTAGTTTTCATTTGATTTAAGCTCTGGATAAGCTTCACTTACTGCTTTTAATACTGTAGTTGCATTCTTTGTATTATCTTCTGTTGTTCTTGCTTTAGCTAAGTCTTTTAAAGTTTCTGATTCGTGTTTATCATATTCTTTTACACAATCAGCTAGATTATATAATAAATCTTGTCTACGTTTTTCTTGTATGTTTATATCTGATTTAGCACTGTCAACTTGTTCTTCAAATGATATTGCTTTGTTTTGTGAGTTTTGTGCTATAAATACACCTAATCCTATAAATGCTACTACTATTGCAGCTATTATTAATATAACTTTGTAATTTTTCTTCATATTTTCCCTCCTAATATCTAACTAATTCAAGTCGATACTTTTGTTCTACATTTGGATATTTTTCTTTATCCACTTCACTCATAAACATATCATATGGTCTAACATATGGTATTGCATCATCATATAAAGATTTATATAAAACCAATTTTTCATTATATCTTGAATAATAGTCTAAGTATTTTAATTCATCATCGACTTTAATTATTTGGATATGTTCTTGAGTTTCTGTATGTAGTGCATACATACAAGTTATATTTTCTATAGTCTCTTCTTCTTTAAAATTCTCTATAAGTGTATCTATCTCTTTTTTGTTCATTGGAGAAACCAATCCTATAGTTGCATAATATTTGCCTTTAAAATGTTTGTATATTGCTGGATATATTAGTTTTCTTTCTTCCATCAATAGTCCCCCTTATCATGTTCTTCTATATCTTTTATTGCACATTCGATAGCCTCCATAGGTTCTAACTTGTAAGCTATCATGTAGATTCTAGCCAGTTCTACAATTTCATTTACTCTACTTAATATCAATCTATCACCTCCTAAAATAAACATAACTGGTCACTAACTGTCAGCATTTCTTTTTGTGCTTTTATCATATTCCCTCCTTGCAATATTCAACAATTTTAGTATTTTGTCTTAGATTTAAGCATCTTTTTTCTGCTTCCTCTATTAATCTATCTTTATACTTTTCTGCACATTCTAAACTGCAAGTTTGTTTTAAAAACTTTTCTCCAGGAATGTCAATCGTATAATGTTTTTGCTTTCTGCAGTCGTAAACTTTCCCGCAATATTCACACTTGTATATGTATTTTTCTTCCATACTATCCTCCTAAAAGAATGTCAGTTGTTCATAATCAACTTGTTTTATTTCTTCTTTATTCATGCTTTCCTCCTAATACTTAACTCCTATGTAATCTAATACTTCACCTAACTTTAATTTGTTAATGCAATAGTTATATTGCTTTGTATGTGTTTTCTTTAGTCTTTGTATTCTATTAGGTGTTGTATCGCACTGTATTCCGTATAAGCAGTAAATACAACCTGTCCTTTCGCATCCAGTAGTGCTATATGTACATTCATCAAGTAAATTTTTATCTTCTATAACTTCACCATAAACACTTGCTATTTTTAGATCATTCTTATAAATGTACTCTAGTACATCTTGTTGCTTCCAAAATCCAAGTGGTGTACTTACAGGTCTTTTGCTTTCAAATGCATTACACCCATGTTGTAAGTAACTTTGTTGTCTTAAACTACTTTCTTCTGCCATAGTTCCAATAATAGGAACTTTACCTGTTTCTTTTTCAAATTTCTTTACAGGTCGTTTTTTCATAACTTCGCAGCATTTATTTGATATTTCAAACGGTGCATCTATTAAGTAATGATACTTATTAGGAAGTTTAAATCTCCCTTTACTGTCTCCATATAATCGTCTTTGTCTCATTTTTTTAGTACTATGTCTTATTTCATATATGTATTGACTATTTTCTTTACTGATTACTGGATAGCCATATGTATTTATAACCTGTTTAAAATTCATTTCTGGCTTAAGAATGGTAACACTTTTAAAAGTTTTAACAAATTTATAAATCTCTGGATATTCAAGTCCTGTATTTATAAAAACTGCTTCGATATTAGGATATATACTTCTTACTATGTCTAATAAAACTGTACTATCCTTTCCACCACTAAAACTTATATATGTTCCATTCTCACCATAATAATCAACCCATTCTCTAATTCGTTGTTTTGTTCTCTCTATTTTCATTTCTAAAGGATAATTTTGTAATATCCTTAACTCATTTAAGTTCAATATTCACACCTATATAAATCAATTTCTTAATCTATATAGGTAATGGATAGGCTTCCCAACCGAGTGTTTGACTTACTCCTTATATCCACTCAGGCTATTTAAATCCATTTTACATTTCATTCACTCACCTAAAGCGATTCACATTACCTCAATGTGGTTTGTCAAACTATTGGACTAAGTAATCCTCAAATCTCATAACCTTGTTTACAAGGATTTGCAAATATTGAATTGTTTTTATTTTCATAGACTTTCACCTCTATATAAAACTTAGTTGTTCATAATCAACTTGTTTTATTTCTTCTTTTTCAAATTCTTCTGCTGGATCCTTCCAACTAATTCGACCGCATGTATAGCAACATTGATTTGTATTGTCACAGTCTTTACAACATTGATTTTTACAAATTCTATTTAAATCAAGTTCTTCGTTGCTTTCTATTTGTTCCAGCAGCATTAACTCTTTTACTGAATCCATTCTCTCACAACCTAAAGTTGTAAGATTTTCACATTCAAATTCCATTTTATTCACCTATATATTTAGATATTTTTTTATTACTTGTATTGCTTCTTCGCAACTGTAACAAACCTTAACCTCATATCCTTGCTCTAATAGGTTTCTAATCCATTTCTTTTGATTGTCGGTACATTTGTTACGCCCAACTTTCATCTCTATAAACATGCCATATTTCCCATTTCTAGCTACTGGTAGGAATAAATCTGGTACTCCAGCTTTTACTCCTTGTCTTTTTAAATTTGCAGCTTCCATTTTATTTCTAGTTCCACCATTAGGGCAATGATATAAAAGTTTTAACTCTGGATATCTTCCTTCTTGCCATTTTGCCCATTGCATTAGTGCTTTTTGCTCGTCAGCTTCTGTTACTCTTTGCTTACTTGTTTTATTTTTATCTGCTCTCTTAATTCCTTTACAAGCTGTTAGATCTGTATACCCTTCTCCATTTTTATTTAGCTGATATCTCTCCATTGTCTTCCCCCTTAAATTGTATTTTCCAAGTTTTGCGATAAGGTTTCTTTTGTTTTGCTAATCTACCTACATTCTTGCTAGAACTTTCTATGTCGTATAAGTCAGTAAAATATCTTGCTAGTGCATATTGACTTTGAAATTCTAATATTTCACCAGTTTTTATGTTTTCTGCTATAACTGGTTTTGGTTTGTAATTTCTTAGCATTTGCTCCCCCCTATTTTGCTGTTCTATATGGTGCTAACATTGTTACTAATTTACGTACTAATTTTTCTTTGTCTTTTGTTATTTTCGCCTCACTGTTTATCGCTGGTCCTCTTTTTTCTTCTGCACGATATTCTTCTCTACAAGTATTACTGCAAAATCTTTGATTTGCTCTATTACTTGTATATTCTTTGCCACAATAATCGCATATTTTTTTATTAGCATTTTTTATAAAATTTATTTCCCATGTATTTTTATATGGAATGCTTTGTCTTATAGCTGATGCTACAGCTCCAGCGTATATTTTCTTGCCATATACACCTGTAAGATACTTCGCTACTGCATTTTGGCCTGTAAACTCTAATACTTCACCAGTTTTTATATTTTTTACTGTGATTATATTTTTCAATATTCTCCCTCCTTATTTTCTTCTTTGAATCTCTTTTGTTTCTAACTCTTTTAGATATTTTTCTAATTCCTGAGGTGATAATTTGTATTCTTTTACTTTGCTGCATTTTTTCTCGCTTTCATAATTGCCTTTTAGTTTTATTTCTCCAGCTTGTAAGAAAAATGCACCACCGCTGTTACGTCTAGGGGCTATTTTTTGTACCTCTATCTTACTAGGCTTTTTAGATTCTCTTTTAATGCATCCACAACTTTTGGTTATTTCATGCAGTAGGTTACTTTCTCTTACTACTGTTATATTTCCGCAGCTACATTGACATTTCCAGTTTCTAGTACTTCTTTTAACATGATCTAATTCTAATACTGTAAGTCTGCCAAATACTTGTCCTGTTAAATCTACTACCTTTGGTTCTCTAATAAGTCCTGCATCGTTTATGTACTTTCTAACAGTAGATTTACTTCTGTTTAATTCATAAGATATATTTAATATGCTGATTCCTTCGCTAAACAATCTCTTTATTTTTCTTTTTTCTATATCTGATAGTCTTGTTGCCATTTGATTATCCCCCTTTGTAAGTTATCCCGCTAATACTTTCTTACTATATTTTTTATATAATGCATCCTTAACTTCCCCATTATCTTGTAATACTTCAAATAATTTTAAATAATCATCTAATACATTTTCTCTAACTATAAGCATTTCGTTATTCATTTCAGCTTTCTTTAACATTTTAGGGAATCCAAAGTAATCACTAACACATTTATTTACTACTGTATTTGCTTTAATGTAAGATACTTTCTCTTGTTTTAGTTTTTCTGGAAGATAACTTTGTAATAGCTCCATACATTCAAGTTGATGTTTTTTATCGCCTATTCTGAATTGTAAATCTCTATAAGCTTTTTCTACTTCAATGAAATATTTTCTAAATTCTCTACCTTTTTCGCTTCTTTGTATCATACATATTTCCTTAGCCATGTCTAGTTTCAAAGCATAGTCGTCTAATTCTTTTTCTCCACCATATTGATTTGCTGCGTACTTTTTAGTACACACCACAAAATCTACATTTTTTTCGAAACCATAACTTAACATTCTATCAAACCATTTACTAAATCTTTCTTTACTTTCTAATGCTTCATGTAAATATCTAGCTGATACTAATTGTTCTCCATTTTCAATTCTAATTAAAGTATCCATGCCCTCAGCTCCCTTTGTATTATTTTTATTTCCGTCCATCCTTGTTGATAGTATTATTTTATCATACTTTGTCATACTTTATCAAGTATTTTAGATTTATTTTTATCTGAAATCATGATATAATACCACCAAGAGGTGATATTATGAAAAAGAAAATTGCTATAACTCTAGATGAAGAAGTTTTAGAAAAACTAAAACAATATGCATCCGAAGAGGATAGAACTATATCAAGTCAAATAAACAAAATACTGAAAGACTTTTTAAAATCGATAGAAGGTTAATCACCTTCTATCTTTTGTTTTATATGATATTTCTTAATCTATAGTTGTTTTCTATTCCTCTAGGGAATGTTATTATATTACCTTGGCTCATTTCTGTGATTCGTGACCCAACAGCCTCATCCCACATCAATATCTCTTTTAAACTTTTCTCAGTTGATATAATCATTGGTTTACCTTTTAAATATCGAGTATTTATAACTTTATATATGTATTTTCGGTCTGCTGATGTAACTTCTCCCTTTAAAAAATCATCCAAGAACAACACTCTTGGATTTATATATTTTTCTAACTCTCTTATAAATTCTTCTTCCTCATTGATAACTTGTTTTAGATTAGTCAGCATTGATATATACTCTTTATATACACACCCAACATTGTTATTTATAAGTTCTAACATGGTCCCGATTCCTAGATGTGTCTTTCCACTTCCAGGATTGCCGCATAATATTAAACTTGCATTAGTTCCTTTTTTTAAGAAGTCGTCAATGTATCGTATAACGTCGTTCTTTGCCTTTATTTGCCATTCCTTGTCAGCTTTAAAGGAATTAATCGTCTTTTGTCTAAAAACCTCTGTAAGGTTGCTTAAGGCTAATTTTTCGATACTTTGTCTTTTTTCTAAACAGCTACAAGGTACAGCCACTTCATATCCATCTTTTATCTCGAATGTATATCCTCTATCTTCACATTTAGGACAATCATATTTTGCTGGTTCTGGAGCATGTTTTTCCAAAGCAACTTTTAATCTATCTAATAAAACTGCATCCATTTTATTCATCTCCTTTATAATCCAAACTTTGCATCCAATTTATCTAAGAAATCTTGATCTTGTTTACTTAATTCATCTTGTTGTCTAGGTTTGTTTTGTTCTTGTTGCAATTTGTATGCTTGTAATTGTTCCATAGTGTATATATTAATATTGGTCCAGTTGTTTATTATGCCTTTTAGATAACCCCAGTTAGTTTTACTTCTTTCGGTGCATATCTCTATTGCTCTTGTAAATAAATCCAAATCTATAGTTTCTGTCATTTCTATAAGCCATTGAGCTATTAATTGATTTACCGTTCCTATATTCTTTTCAAATAGATTAGTAAATTCTTTTAAATCATTACCTACCGACTCACTTACATTTTTTTTAAAAGGTACTGTATCTTCATCTTCTTTTTGTTTTTCTTTTTCTTTTTCTTTTTCTTTTTCTTTTTCTTTTTCTTTTTCTTTTTCCCCCAAG